TCATAGAAGCCTGAAATGCATCTATGTCTAGCGCTGAGCTGCTAAAGGCTGCAGCCATTACATCCACCATGCGCCCGGTTTGGTCAGCCTCTAAGCCAAAGCCTCTGAGCGTAGAGCCTGCCACCATAGCCGCCTGGCTCAGGTCAGAATCCGTAGCCTGTGCAAGGGCTAGGGTAGCGCCTGTGACCTTTTGGATTTCGTCGCTGCTGAAGCCCAGCTTTGAGTATTCGAGCATGAGCCCGGCTACCTCGCTTGCAGTAAAGCGCGTGCTAGCGCCAAGCTCTTTGGCTTTGGCCGTGAGATCTTCAAACTCTCCAGCAGTAGCACCGCTGACAGCTTTAACCTTTGCCATGCTCTGCTCAAAGCTGGCAAAAGTCTTAATGCTATTTGCGCCAAAGGCAACCAGGGGCAAGGTAAGCGCAGCGGTCATCTGCTGGCCTGCCTGCTTCATCATGGCCTGCACGTTGCCCGTAGCCTTGCGCACATCTGAGCGCATGCGGCCAAGCGCTTGGTTTAGGTCTCTTGTATTAGCCCCAATGTTAAGGGTTAGGTCACGCTGTGCCATTTCCGCTTATCCTTTTTAGAATGTTAATGCCCTCTGTGTTATCTGCTGTTTTACTCTGCTGCTCCCAATCAAAGCGAATAAGATCCTGGGGCTGTAGCTTACGCTTGCTGTGTGGCTGCAGCAGTAGCGTTGCAAGCCATCGGGTTTGGGCCCACTGCTGCTGATAGCCTCGCTGCTCTAAATCCCACGCCCCACGCATGGCAGCTGTAAACTCTTTAACCGTCATGCTATAAAACGCAGAAGGGCTCAGGCGTAACTGCCCAAGCCCTATCTGCATCATATCAGTAAAGGTGAGTGGCTTACCGCTCCCCTTTTTTTTTCCCTTCAGCCTCGGTGCTGTCATCCTCTGAGATTAAGGAGCTGAGCACTTGAGTGAGATAGTGCAGTTGGTTAAGCTCGATGCCCTCTAGCCAAGTGGACATGCTCACGGTGAACTTTTCGCGCTCAGCCTTAGCACCATGCTTAGCAAAATAGTAGAGCAGCTTAGCTGTGTCCACTAGGCCCTCAATGCTGTGCAGTTGGATGCCTTCCTTTTGCTCAGCCTCTTGTACAGCTAGCATAGTTGCCCGCAGGGTGTACTGCTCACCGCCTAGCTCTATCCTCATGCTGTCAGGTCAGAATCTACGTTGAGCTCAAAGCTGCCGCTGACGGTTGTATTTTCTTCTGTGCTAGCAGAGAAAGTGAGCTCTGTCAGCACGCCCGGAATATCAGCGGTAAAGCCCGTGACTCCGATGGTAAAGGTAGCTGTGCTGCGTGCGCTTGCGGCTGTCATCGTTTGCGCGATGGTGTTCCAATCTGCATAGTCACCATCGTCGAGCAAAGCTGTAAAGCTACCGCTGCAGCTAGTTACGCCCGGCAAAACAGAGCGCAGGCCGTTACTGTTTTTAGTGACTACTTCGCGCGTGCTCTGGCTGAAGCTCAATGATACTTCAGTTTCTGTAGCTGCGGCAGATACGCCTGCTAGCGTTGTAATCTTAAAAGATGTGCCGTTAAGGATTGCCATGGTTATTTAGTTTTTTTCTTTCCTGCGATGGTTTGCACAATGATTCTAAGATAGCCCAGTGCCCTGTCATCTTTTTTGGTAGGCGTTGCGCTAACGATTACATCCGCTGCAGTGATAAGTGCCAGCAGAATCTCTGCCCAGTGATTTGCTAAGATTTCCATCTGTCTCAAAGATAAGCATTTATGCCATCCGCTCAACATCTAGCACGGCCTCACTTACGTACATTGCTTGCGTTTTATCGCTTTCATCATAAGCCACAACGCTCACCCTTTGGCCCGCTGTAACGTACAGCATCCGGCTGAGATTTATAGGCTGGTTATTTACTTGGTGCTGAGCGATAATGCTGCCGCCTGCTGAGCCTAAAGTTTGCTGGCCTTCAATAGTGTAATGCATGCGCGGGCTGTGGTGCTGTGTGTCGCTGTCAAAAATCACAGAGCAGGTGAAGCGGTACCAGCCGTCTACAGTAACCAGGATCCTGCCGCCTGCGTTATGGCTAATGCCGCTGCCTGAGCTGTCTAGGTCAAAATCAAAAGGCAAAGCCTGTGCGCTTTGGCTGCTGAAATCTATCTGAGATGCACCGCCCTGCATGTGCGTAGTGTCAGGGCGAAAGCTTGCTACTTCCCACACAGGGGTGTAATTAGCGACTCCGGAACCAGCGCCGCCGCTTTGATCTATGGTCAGCGTGCCGTTTGGAAACTTCAAAACGCTGCAGCCAAATTGCGGGCTGCTGTCTACCTCTTGAATGGTAATGCTTGCTGCGTTGAGCGGTAGCAAAGTGGATGCAGGAGCCTGCCCTGTACGCAGCACACGTACAGTGTAAATCTGTTCTACGTAATAACATTCCTGCGGCTCGCTGTAGGATATTTCTGCTGTGTCAAATTGGATGCTTTGCACCTCTACCCCATTAAAGCTTCCTGCGTTTCTGTCTAGCTCAGCCCTGCACTCTGCAGCCACATCCATGCACTGCCCGTAGTTGTTAGACATTACATAAACTTCTAGGGTGCTCTCGTCTAGCGTGCTGGTAGTCTGCTTCTGATTGCTAGGTGCAATATTCTGAATGCTGTAAACAACAAAAGGAAAGGCTGCGTTTTCAGGCGCTACCTCCGGGTGCACGGTTGCGCCGCCTGTAAGATCCGCATCTGTGAGGATGCTGTAGATAGCTTTACCTGTTTCCATGTTAGAAGTGTTTTAAAATGAAACTCTTATGCATCCTTTTGAGATGTGGCAAAATAGCACGCTGCGCACGCTTTATGCCTTTGCTGGCAAAATTCCGATTTCTGCCCGGCCCGTACCTCTCGCGGCCTGCATTCACAATATCACTAAACCAGGCATCGCTGCGGTTGATTTGCTTAAGGCCTTTCTTTTTAAAGGTTGCGGTGCTCTTAGGGCCTAGCCACACATTTGTGCCGTTAGCTGGCTGGATAACTTTAATGCTACGTTTCAAGGTGCCCGGCATAATGTCCTGAGCTGGCCCACGCTTGCCGCCCTCCCAGCGTGCTGAGCTAGCGCCTGACCTACGCACCCTAACCAACTTGCCGCGATGGATAGCAGACTTATAAGGTGCTACGCCATACTGTGCAGCTTTTTTATTGATTGCTCTAAGCTCTCTAGTTTTCTTGCCGTGAAGGTTGGCGAGCTTTTCGGTATCCCGTAGCAGCTTTTCGAGCCCTTGCCACTCACTACGAAATTCCATCGCCTTTCTCTGTGCAATAAATCCGCAGCCCGTTACGCCTGCCGATTTCCTCAAAGCCTTGAATAAAAAACTGCCGGCCATCCCAGTACACCCGGTCAGTGTGCAGAATCATCTCAGAGCTGCCTGCGGATCCTGGATCCGGGTGGTCTACAATAAAGACAGTTCTAGCTTCAGGAAAGAGCTGATAAGCAGCCACATTCTCAACAGCCGCCCGGCTGCCCCTAGGTAGCAGCTCAGCCCAAAGCTGTTTAAACTCTGTCCATGTGTTCCCGCTCACGCTGCCGTAATCGTCTAGCGTGGTGCTTTGCCTCATGATGCTAATAAGCCTATCCCTACGGCCTGCCTGTTTCATGGCTGCAAAATGTTACGGAATGGGCTTACTAAAGCCTCTATGCCTAGCTTAATTTGAAAGCTGGTGCGGTCGGTTACTTCCTGCCTGTTTTCATACAGATGCGCAGCTAACAGCTTTGCAGCATGCACCATCAATGCAGGAGGGGTAGCGTGCCCATATTCAAAAGCAATCTGCACAGGATACTCTGCATAAGTGTAAGGCGTGGGCGTATTGATAAAGTTCACGCTAGCAGGCTGTGTGCTCGTGGTGGTGTAGTATGTAGACGGATCTAGCGTGGCCAAGTCATCAGGAGCAGTGCTGCTGGTGGTTTGATACTTAATGTTGGTGATGCTGGTGACAGGCCCCACAGGAAATTGGCAGTAATGAAAGCTGCGCACGTAACCTACTGCCTCTGTAGTGTGAAGCTTGGTATTACAGTAATTTTCTAGGTAGCTACAGGCAGCATCGCGCAGGCTAGCTATTAGGCTATCTTCTACGTTATGCGTCACCCGGAGGTGTGCCTTCAAATCTGCTACACTGAGCACCGTGCTATAGTCAGGTGCTGCGCTGGTTACTTCTATTCTCATCTCTTGAATCTAAAAAAAAGGGGCGGGGCTCGCTAGCCCTACCCCTTTCCAAAACCTGAACCAAATCACGCCCCTTGCCGGGCGATGTTTTAAGCGGCGTCGTTTCCTGTGTAGCAGGCAACTGCTGCAGTTTGGCGAATACCAAAGTCGAAGAAACGATTGACGTGCAAAGTTACCTGTCCATTAGTGGCATTGGCACCGTATACATCAGCAAGCAAATCCAGCCCCCCAAAGTAGGATAAGATGCCAGCCTGACCGAAGTTACCGTAAGCGAAAGGCTTGGCGCTGGTCTTTGCCATGT